ATATCTCATCACCGTTTCCTTTGATTTTTTTATTCAACTACTATTATTATAACAAGTATATCACATATTTATTTGTCAAGATATTTTTCTAAATTATTTTTAAACTCTTTTATAGTGGTGCATCCCGTTAGGAGATACACCATCTATAATTAGAAGTAGATTTTAACTTTATTGCTACCAAAATAGAATTTATCCGTTTCGTCCTGTTGCACTTCAATCAGTGCAAATCTTTCAATGATTTCTTCCGCCTGTTCGGAAGTAATGGCAATTCTCTTGAAATTATCCTCGATGTTTACTCCAAATGTGCGGCTGTACTCGTCCTGATAATTAACCCATTGGTTTCTTTCCTGTTCCGTAGGAAATGCGAATACCTCTGCTCTTGTTTCCTCAAATCTTGCGTAATACTTTGACATAATAAATACCTCTTTCATAATGATTTACAAAAGAACCATTGACAAAAGAGGATTGTTTATATTATAATAGTTAAGCAAAACTCTTTTGTTTTGTTGGACACGGTAACGGGTGAACTCGCCAAAGTTTGCTGCCTGTTGCCGTGTTTTCTTTTGTTGTATTCATTATAGCATATGGTATACCATTTGTCAATACTTATTTTAAACTTTTTTTGATTTTTCCATATCTTCTCTAATTAGTCTCTTGATATATCCAGCCTTGTTATCTTGTTCTTCAAGCCAATCAATAATATCTTGCTCTGTATTGACAACGAGTTTTACAACATATCTTTTAACATTATCCTTTTCATATTTTGTAGAGGAAGCATAACTGGTTCTTTTAGCATACTCTCGCTGCCTTGCGTTTTTCCGTTCTCTCGCTTCTTCTTCTGTAAATACCTTTTTAGCCATTGTCAATACTCCTTTTTGGGTTTATCTATACTTTCTCATAATCTTATCAATACGTTTCTGATTGTTAGCAATTACTTGTCTTGTTCTTTCCTCGCTGCTATTTACCGGAGGCTTCGGCGGCGTATATCTATCAACTAATCCAGCAATTCCGTAGATTGCTCCGATGCCAAGCAAAATTAAAACTGGCATTACTTATCACCCTGCTTTCTGCTCTTTAAATATTTTTGTCTTGCTTTTTGGTCTGGCAAGGATTGCAAATGTTTAATATGCTCGTCCAGATTTTCAATCGGTGGTGCTGAAGGTGTTAGTGCTTCTTTTATTCCAATGACCGCCCAAACGATTAAAATTAAAATAACAATTACAAGATGCATAATATTTTCCTCTTAATTGATTTTAATGATTATACCATAAATTTTTGAATTTTTCAATACGATTTAATTCCACTCTCCACGTATGATTGTATTGTTTGGAATTTTCCGATTTATTCTTGTGAATGTCAAGCCGTCAATTTCTTTATCATCGGCTCTGTGTAATACCATCGTATCAATCGGTTTAAAATACCCGTTACACTTGCGGCTTGCGTTCCTCTTTAATGCTGGCATAGAATCCGCACAAACTGTTCCAAGAAACAAATCTCCGGCATAAACTTTTCCGGCATACTTCATATTTTCCATCTCCTTTAAAACGATGTATATTCTGTCATTTGATGTTTGCCTTTTTCAACTCTGAACCAAGAATTATTGGCTAAATTTCCGTTAGTTTTGACTTTATCTTCTTCGTAAATTCTTTCAATTTCTCTTGCTCTCACCGGAATTTTTGCCTTAATAAATTCAATCAGATTTTCCACGGTTTCAAATTCATAAAATGATTTTCCATTCCACCACCAGCATTGATGCCTTATGTTATTAACTACCATAATCAGTTTATACATCATTTTTTCCTCCTCATAGTAAAATTAAATTCTACTTGACAATCAAACTCACATTTTATTTACACTTCTTCGATGTTAGTAATAGTTTCAATTCCTTTTTCCGCTGCTCTCATAGAAATACATTCGGGAATAGTCTTTACTTCTACGATTGACCATACACCATATTTTGAAAAGCCGGTGACTCTGTATTTTCTCATATTTTCCACCCCTTAAATGCTGTTAAAAATCCAGCACAGACAACTTTCAAAATCATCGTTTGAATACACCGTTTCGCCATCGTAATTACTTACAACATATGCGATAGATTCTCCTTCGCCAATAATATATTCTCCGTCATTTACTATCCAGAGATTTTCTTCTAATCGGATATTCATATTTTCCACTCCTTATTGTGCATACACGTAATATTTTAAAATCGCATTTCCTCGAACCTGATTGTCAAGGACTTTTCCGTTGTAGTTGTAATATTTGCCTTTTACAGTTTCATAACCGGCAAGCCAAGGGCAAGGGCATTTCTTGAAATAGTCCTTCTTTTTCCAGTAGGCATCACCGTGCGGATTCTGCTTGTAGTAGTCATCCTCGATTTTCTGCCAGTCTGCAAGAATTTTCCTCTCCTGCTCGGTCAAATCTCTTTCGCCTCTCTCGTAGATGGTCAAGGATTTTCCATCATATTCGATTAACTTTGCCGGAGGAAAATCCAAACTGCTGGTCAAGCCATCGGCGGTTGCAAGCATAATGCTAACGGTATTTACAGATTGAATGTTTCTGATACCTCTGCATCTTGTCGGGATTTCGTCACCGGTTTTTCCGAAGCGTTCCACCAATTCAAGTTTGATTTTTCCGCTTGCTGCATCTCGTTTAAAATCTGCAAGTGTTTTCATTTCGTTTTCTCCTTTAACTTGTTAATTTCATTGCTGTTTGTACGATATTTTCCGGCGGAAGAAAATGATTTACGCCGCCTCGGTAGTCCTTGATATTTTCCGCTGTTCTCATCATTATAGCCTTGTCACGACTTCCAAAAAGTCCAGAACCGCTTCCGCCATTAAAGAATGGTTCGGTATCTATGTAACAAACTTTTCCGGTCTCCGTGTTGGTAATAAATCCGCTGCATCCTCTCTTTTGACCGTTGATGTTTATATCCTTGATTTTGAATTCAAACGGCATACCTTTAAACAAATTTCTAACTTTTCGGCTGCCTATATAGTTATTAAATTTAAGTCCAGCACTCACATCTCGCATTGAATTTTCCTCCTATTACTTAACCATAAACCAAATAATGATTTTAATTGCCTTCAGCAACCACGCCGGAGAATAAAACACATTCGCTGCAATTTTTCCGACGAGACATTGACCATCAATAAAATCTTCCTTCATCTCCTTTGCGCTCATTACCTTTGCGGTAACAATGTTAATAGCAGCATAAAGACAAATCATAGCAATTACAAAGATTTTCATTTCAAATTTTCCTCCACTTTAATAATTTTCTTTGGTTAAAATTTCGCCGCCGTTTTCCGCTCTATGTATTAAATAACATTCACCGGAATATCGCCTTGCAAATGGATGAGTACCATACATTTTGATACCGTCTTTATTACCATCCATACAAACCATAACAAGTAGATTTTTGTCTCCGTTCTTTTCTATCTCCGCTTTATAGTTTTCGTAATCCTCTATATTTTTCCATTTTCGATTCGATGGTGTATATGGAATTTTCCATTCCTTGCATCGTCTCTCGTTTTCCTTTTCTTCATCAACGAGTCTTTTCAAATATTCTAATTGCATTTGCACTTGCTTGTGTATCATAATGTATCCTCCTCATAGGTATTAACCAGATTTTCCAATACTCTATATAGCACCCTGAAATGGTCTGAATTATACGGATTTTGAGCCGTTGCCATCAAGTGATAAATTGCTTCCTCACATTCTTTAATAATCTTTTCACCCGGATTTTCCATTGATACTTTACATAAAATTTGTGCAATTTCTCCGGGATAACATTCAACATTAAATTCATTGTTTTTCATTTTAGATTTTCCTCCTTTATACCGTTTCCCATTCTCCTAAAATTCGTTTCAGCGGGTTATATACTGTCAAATAACCATTGCAATAAGGGATAAACAAATCAATCAAATATTCCGCTGTATCAATTACAGCCTTTACCGCTTCGTCGCTTCCTCTTGATTCCTCGCTCCAATTCAAGCCGGATAATGAGCCGTAGATAACTTTATAAATAATTTCTTTTTCTTCTGGTGTAGATGGTCTAAATTCATCACTATGTTCACAATCTCTAACGGTTATATTTTCCGCTACTTTTTCCGCTATTGCCTTTAATTCGGCTTCCATCTTATATTTTCTCATTTCAAATTTTCCTCCCTATTCAATCGGCAAATATTGTAACTTTTCGACCGTCTGATTGAATGAGTACAACATTTTTGTATTGCTTCATAATTTCCTTTTTCTGTTCGTTCAATGATTTATTTGTATCTCTCTCAATATGGTATATCTTCATTTTTAATTTTCCTCCGCTGCTTCGATGCCTTGCTTCATTGCTGCAAACATCATACAAATTGCTTTTTCCTCTTGTTCAGAGCATCCAACGAACAATTCCTTGTTGCGGTCATAAAAGCCGTTCATATCGTTTTTGATTGCTTCATAGTTGATTGTATTTTCCATCTTTTAATACCTCTTTATTTGTGTTGTTCTGTCTTATTTTTTAGGGTGAAGGGATTTTCCGTTCACCCTTTAACGGCTGCCATAAAGAACTTTACATCCGGCTTTTCGATTTCTGAATTTTCAACTTCAAGGTTTGTTTCTTCCCATTCATCGAACACGCTATCAAAAATTCCGTGAGTCTTGTAAAATTCCTTGAACACTTTTTGCGAAGGCTCTATTTCGCCGGTTTCCTTGTTCATTAAGTAAACATCCTTCATTGTTTTTTTCCTCCAGTTCGTATGTAGTAACTCATTTACTATAATCATTATAGCATCAACTTTTCCATTTGTCAATACTAATTTTGAAATTTTTCATAATTATTTTTAATTTAATTTTCCGTTCCTTTTTCCAACGGTATATATTTCGATTCTATAAAACGCTGGATTAAAAAATTGATGATAATTTTTAATCAAATATTCCGCTGTTCCATAGTCATAATAGCGTTTAAAATGCGTTCCATCGGCTCTGAATATTTCAATTCTTTTTTTATTTCTTTTATTCATTTTATCATACATTGCGCCCATAAATTCCTCTGGTGTAATTCCAGCCGTTCCCATACGCTGCGCACATTGAATCATTTCCATTTGTATTTTCCTCCTCTTTACTTCATATTTTCCTTTAAAACCTTAATATGATTTTCGTGAATGTTTCCGGCTGCCAAATCTTCCATTAGCATCTCATAAATTTTATTGATAGATTTTCCAATATTGGCAACGATTTTTTCCGCTGTTCCGCTGCTTTTCCTAAACGGTATTCTTTTAGATTCATAACATAGATATTTATTTTCCGGCTTAATTTTATATGAATTATTACTTGCTGTAACCGTCATATTTTCCGGTAAATCTTCCGCCTCATTAAATCCATTTGGTAAATCAATCATTAGATTAAAATGCAGCATATCATTTAACCACGTTACATTCATAATAGGTGAGATGTAAAAATCAATCGTGATACATTTTCCGCAACAATTAAAGATTTTTACGTTACATTTTCCGTTGAACTTTTCCGCCCATCTCGATTCAATATTATTTTTAAATTCCGCAAATTTCATTTTAATTTACCTCCGTGTTATAAATTTTTCCGTTTCCTTTATATGCCGGGAATTCATCATAAAACTTTTTCAATCCAAAAATTCCGGCTTGCTGTTCGTTATCCGCTTTTACTTTTTCAGTAAAGATTCCGCCGATGCCATCAACAATAATTTCCACTGTAAACGGCTTTTTATTTTCCGTTAGAATTTCCAATAATACACAATAGGCGCAGGAATTTTTATTGTAAAATTCCGTTTTCGCTGTTTCGCTGCCTCTGTAAAACTCTTGAATATTTCCGCCGTTTAGCATAATTTCCGCCGCCGTGATTCTATCATTCAGAATAATATCAAGTGTTTTCCGGGTGAAAAATTCCGCCGTTTCGCCCCTCTTGATTAGATTTTCCTTCAGGCTTTTAAACTGTTCCGCCGTGCTTTTCATTTCGTTTCCTCCGTTTCCTTTGGGCTTGCCATCGTCAGACCGTGCTGCCCATCCCACGATTACAGGCGATTTTTCCGCCTGTTTCGGCTTTAAAGTAAACCGTATTTTTTTAACAGTCTCCGCTTCTGATTAAATAATTTTATCATTCCAGCGGATGCATCCTTCGCATATCTTCCGGCTTTTGGATTCCTTGCAATTTCTCCGAGTCGCTTGCCTTTTTCCTCATATTTCAACCATTGTAAATAATCCGTTTCGTTCATAATTTCCTTTAAATTTCCGGGCGTTTTCATCTTTAAACTTCCTCCATATAAATTTTTACTTTTTCTTTTCCGTTTTTCATCTGTTCAATTTTGTAACACAAATATTTATAATTTCCGCTGTAAAGTTTAATGATTGTATTTCCGTATTCGTTGAACCATTCCAGACGGTGAGCCTTCGCCCATTCAACCATTTTATGCGCCGGTGTAAAATTTCCGCCGGATTCCTGAACAAATTCAAATGTATGAATAAATTTGATTTTTTCGTATGTTTCCGCCGCTATGCTGTTTACAAATTTCAAAATATCTTCCAGAGTATAGGAATAATTTTCAGCGTTTCCGCCATTGTAACAGTACGTCATCCCGTCGCTATTCGTGTATTGTAAATCACGATGGAGGGCGTTTTTGCGTGTTACCGGTTTACTTTTTTTCGTATAGTCTCGCACGTCATAGCCGCCAAAATCGCCGCATACTTCCACGCCGTTTTTATCTGTAAATTCTGTAAATACTCGATAATTGCCAACGTTGCTATATTCCCGTTCCGGCGCATCCTTCCAGAAATTGCAGCCTCTTTTTTCAAGTGTTAAATAATTTGTACCGTTGATTTTCATTTCTTTTCCTCCCTTTATTCCACGATGTAAATATCACTTACCGGAATTTTGAAATATTTTTCGTAATAGTCCAAAATTTCCTGAACCGTTTCAAAATCATAAAGTTTTGTTATAAGTCTGGCGTTTTGAATAGTCGCTTGATAATTCGTCGCCGTTGTCATCTCATAGCCTGAAATAGTTTTATATAGTACCATCTTTTTCATTTTGTTTCCCTCTTTTCATATTCTCGCATCATTTCGATAACTGTATCAAAATCTTTTTCAAGTCGTGCTATTTTGTTTTTAGCAATGTTATTATCTCGCCCGTGTTCATTTCGTGTTATTTCGTTGATTTGATTTTCTCGCTCGATTCGTGCGCTAATGCCAATCATAGCATATTTTAAAATTTGGTATTGATTTAACATCGTGTTACCTCCTCGCCCGTCAAGCCGTTAGCGCAGCCGGTTATTTTTCTGAACCCGTGTTTTTCAGGGTTATTTACTCAATAAATGAAATATTGCTAACTTGATACTTTTTCATTATTGATTCTTGGTTCAGATGTTCAGAATCTTTTATAACTCTGATAATCTCATCAATATTATTCATAGGCTCGAAGGTCGCTATTTCAATTCTGATGCTGGGTTCTTGAATAATTCGCCCGGTAGAATTCATTTTATAAACGCCGTAACAGTCGAACATCGTAAAAGCAAATACGCCGTATTTGTTTATCAAAATTTCACTAATCATTCTTTTAGCGGCTTCGCTACTAATTTCTTGCTTTTCTGTTACTCTATCATTTAAACCAATCGTTAAAATATATTCGTGCATAATTTCCTCCGCTTTTTCCTCTACATTTTCCATTGCTTCCGGCTCGCTTGCTTCCTCGCTGGATTCAATCCAAATATTAACCGTTTTACCGCTGGAAAGATTAACTTCTAGACGGTCGCCCAATTCACAAATATAATCATAATGATTCAGGCGGCTGCGATAGATGTTATAACCGGCTGTATTGCTAGCGGCTTCGTCTTTTTCGTAATCAGTTGGGAAAATTTCATCAACCATAGCCCAAGCGGATTTAATGTTTTTTGCTGTCATAGTGTTTTACCTCTTTTCTAATATCGTTGAATTTTTGCGTTGTCTCTTGCTTTTGTGAGTTCATTATAGCATAGGTATAACACTATGTCAATAGTTTTTTGAAATATTTTTGAAAAAATTTTTTTGAGTCAAAAAAGCGGGATAAAATCAAATGATTTTGAATTGCTGAACCGTGCAACGCTGCGCCGGGTTTACGATTCATATAATAGGAATAAAAGCGATTAGAATAGACTTATACATTATATATAGGAATTTGGGAATTGCTGAACCGGTAAAAATTAGATGGTATTTTGTAGTAAATCATTTACTATGGAATAGAAAAATATTTTTTTCTGAACCGTCGCAAATTCTCGAAAAAATTCAATTTCATTTTTGAATGCTGGAATTACTGAACCGGAATAAATGCAATAAAATTTTGATTTTATAGTCGTTTTTGATGTTCGTATTTTGTGCTTTTATAGACTTGTAACCGGTAAAGCCTCAATATATGGGGGTATGTTTACATTTACGGCAAAACCTCCAGAGCCGGAAATCAGGGTATGTGTTCACTTTCACTCTCACCATATTCATTTTTTCATAACCCCTATAAACCCTCAATTATTGGGACTTACCGAAAAAGTACCCTTAACAGTACAAACCCTCAATTATTGGTAGTTTGGAACGAAAATTGAACATCACCGAAAACGTCATTTTGAACAAGTAAACCCTCAATAATTGGGAGTTAGAATCTTAATTTTTCGGTGTACCGAAAACATATCTATTTCAGCACCATTTCTATTCATTTTGTATGCAATTCAAACACTCAATTCTTGGGAGTTTGCATTTCAAATATGAATAATCTTGCATAAGAAATCAGATATATTGTACCGCATTTTTGATTTTCGGAAAGAATATGACCCTCAAAATGGTCAAAACATTTGGTATTTTCATACCGAACATTTACCGAAATCAGGCACATTTGACCTCGAAGATATTTACTATTGACACTTTCGGGAAGAATGGTCGAATGGAATACTATACTTATATAAGATAAATATAGTAATACAATTAAGTATAGTATTAAATAAGGATTAAGACTATTCTTGATTTATATACTGTTAAGGGATTAAGAATAGTCTTAATATATATATATAATATATAAGATGGAGAAAACCACAGGACAGAAGATAGTTGGACGGTGGCTCGTCTTTGCCGGGAGTGAGGGGGCGGCTGAAACTTTTTTAAAAATATTTTGGAAAAACCTCTTGACAGATGTTTAAGGGTGTGCTATAATGGCATTGCGAATAAGAAGAACCATAGTGATAATTGGAATTCCCTCTCTGTGGATAGGGGGATATGTTTACATCAAAAAACTTTTATAAGGGAAGGAGGCAATATATGCTTTGGAAGTAATCAATGAGAAAACAGGCAGACCGCCAAAAGATTATACAGATTCGCAATGGCAGCAAGATTTAATTCGTATCAGAGCAGTGGTTCAACCATCATCATTCAAGAAGATGAGAGTTATTCCTGAACCTCGGAATTTCGTAGGCACTTATCACGGCAAGACCCAATATCAATGTTACTGTGATTTCATCAATGATGTGCTAAACAGTATTAGACGAGGAAAGCCGGACTACTGCTATTACATATATCAGATTGCAGAACTACTGAAATATGAACACGACAGATTACAGGCAGTGTGGTTAGAAGAAGAACGCTGCTTTAAATTAAGTCTTAATAAATAAGATAGAATAATACGGAAAGAGAATTATGAAGAAAAGAAATAAACTATTGCCTCTTGTTATCATCTTAATCATCCTATGTGTATCACTCATTATCGGTGTTGTGGTTATCTCTCAAAACAATAGGGATAGTAATGCCGGTAACTTCCTGCCGATTGATAATGCAGCAGATGATTGGAATGGTAATCAAGAACTACCAAAGGCTTCTCTTGGAGATAAGCCAGCGATTGCGATACCCGGATTTAATGAATTGGTTTTTATAGCAGACCAAACTACCCAGAAAGTAAACTTCTACAACCCAGAGATTAACGATTGCTTATTCCTTATGAGTTTATATGTGGATGAGGAACTGTTATGGCAATCTGGATATGTGAAGCCCGGAGACGGCTACTATGAGATAGAGTTGAGTCGTGCGTTGCCAGAGGGCGAAAATTTCAAAAACGGATGCTTACGCATCCAATGCTATAAGTTGGATGGTACAACTTTAAATTCAGCCAAAGTAAACTTCAAACTAATGATTGTTAAAGGAGACGAATAGAAACGATATGAAAAGATTGATTTCAATTCTAATTGCTCTCTGCCTATTATTGTGTATTACACCTATGACAGTATCGGCAGATAGTCAGGTCTATGAGGGAACTGGCTCGGCAACGATGTCGTATCGAGAATATAGTTCATACTGTATCTTGATACCGGAGTTCATTGATGCAGAAGCCGGTTATTACACCTTTCAGGCAGAGTATTTAAACATTACCGATTATGAAAAGGTATTTGTAACAGTAACAAATCTTGATGAGAATAATAGACTTCTCTTTACTCACGAAAGTGGTAACTACACTTTGAAGAAGAATCTGGAAGTATATGAGACTACTTATGGAGCAGGACTTCCCGACGGTATGCCGCAGAACTGTGTCGGCTATTTCAGCGGAGAAGATACCACATCGAAAGTTATGTTCGGTGTTGGGTTTGATAACTACGAGTGCGAAAGAGCAAGGGCAGGTCTGTATTCTGCGACAGTTGAATTTGCTGTTAATTTAGGCACTTAAACAATAAAGCATTTTAGGAGGTAAATGGATTTGGAACAAAAAAGCGTACATAAGTTCATTTACAAGATTGAAAGTAAACGATTGAAAAAGGCGAAGTGGGAACTCTCACTACCGCTGAAGGTGGCGATGAGAACTTGTCCCGAAGTAATTGTTTCTCTTAATGATAGTCAATGCCTACGCTTCATTGACGAAATGAATGGAGTTAAAGATTTAAACGAGAGAGTGCGTAATATTCAAAAGAAAATCAGGAGCATTAAGAAACAGCCTAAAAGTCGTGAGACCAAAATGCTTATCTCCAATTACTACGATACTCTTTACGATTTACAATTTCAGAAAGATTATGTCTGTGTCATTATGAACAGCGAGTCCGATTATGACAGAGCCAACCAAGGGTTCAGTATCAATTACGGCAAAGTTGATGGTAAGGACTGCATTATCAGGTATAAGAGATTCCTTGGTACAAATGGTGGTATTAAGAATTCTACTATTGTGTATGTGAATGAGGAAATATATCCAGAATTGAAAAAGAGACTGGACGATGGTAGAGACAAGGAAAAGGAATTAGTACCTGCGAAGTTAGAGGCTTACCAAGCCCTCATCTGCTCCGGCTCTATCCCGCTCCCAGAGCCAAAGGGAATTATCGTTGTTGATGATTGTATCACCAAGTTTAAAGAAGATGTAATTCTTATTAACGATGCTGCGGATGGCGAACCACTCCTAACCTACGAAAAGGACTACGAGATTGAGCATAATGATTCAGACGGCTTCGGTCTTATGCTCCCCTCTTATGCGAGACGTGTAAATGAGTTCTTGACCAGCAGTGGAGAAGTCATCTCTGGAATGAATACCCGCTATGCTTGGAACAAAGGTATGCTCTATACTTTTGACTTTGTAGAATTTGCGGAGACCGTCGCTAATACCTATGAGGTCACGGATATTTGGGGCGATAAGAGGGATGTCCGTGATGCGGAAGTCATTCTTACTGCTTCTATGCTGAAACTGTGGGATAGTTATAAGAGTTGGGAAGATTACTATTCTCACTGCGAGGAAAACCACTATCAGTTTTCAACTCCGAAAATCACACCGGAAGAACTTGAAAATGTTCGTGATACAAACTACCAGTTCTTACAAAGTTATGAGTTCTCTGACGAGGAACTGATGGAGTTGTGCCAGCCGACCATTGATGAGATTAGAGATGTCATCGGTCTGGACTATCGAAAGAGCCTCACCTTTCTTGCTGGTTTCAGTCTCAACGAAGATAATGCCTTTAATGACAATCTCGAATACTATGTGAGAGCATTGATGATTGACCAGCGAATGATTAACGACCCATTTATACGCAAGAAGATTTACAATATGATTAAGAAGCGTATTGAAATGGGTGAGCGTGGCGCAATTCGTGTAAATGCCAACTTTGCTATGATTTCGGGAGACCCATACTCCCTCGCACAGAATATGTTCGGGTTGGAAGTGACCGGTCTTTTGAAGAAAGGTGAAGTTTACCACAAGTATTGGCTCGACAAGGGCGCAGATGAAATTGCTTGCTTCCGTGCGCCGATGACTTGTCATAACAATATCCGTAAGATGAAACTTGCAAAGGGTGAAGATGTGCTTCACTGGTATCAGTACATCACCACAGCCTTAATTTTCAACTCGTGGGATTCTGCTTGCGAAGCGATGAACGGCGCAGATAAAGACGGAGACACTAATATGTGTACTGACAATCCTATCATTGTCAACAGGACAAAGAACTCTCCTACTATCATCTGCCTTCAGAAAAAGGCTGAAAAGAAAGTGCCGACAGAGGAAGATATTATTGCATCCAATAAGTTGGCTTTCAATGATGACATCGGTGTGGTAACAAACCACGTTACCAGTATGATTGAAGTGCAGTCCGGCTATAAACCCGGCACACCTGAATATGAAACTCTTGCCTATCGCATTATGTGCGGTCAGTTGTATCAGCAGAACACAATCGACAGAGCCAAGGGTATTATTGCAAAGCCGATGCCATCAAACTGGTACACATTGCACGAGAGCAAGGTCGCAGAAGATGACGATGCCGAGACAATCAGACAAAAGGAATTCAACTTCCAGATTACAGCGGCGAAGAAGCCGTACTTTATGACCTATGTATATCCAAGACTGAAATCGGAGAATGATACATACATCCGAAATAACAATCGTGGAGTAATCCGAAGATTCAATCAGTATGGTATCAATAGCATTGAGGACTTGGAAAATTATGAGAACAAAACCGATGCTATGACCGAGTATCTTGATTACTACCACAAGCGAATGCCTGTCGGCAATAACCCTTGCGTTGTGAACCGCATTTCGTGGATTTTTGAGAACGTGTTTAAAAACTACCTCTCAAAGTTTTCAAGATATATGAGAGAGGCAAACCAGTCGGAGTTCGACTACCGCATTCTGAAAAGTGGTGTTTCTTACAGCAAGGTTACTTATAACAAGGTGCTTGAACTCTACAAGGAGTACAACCGCAGGGTCGAGGAATATCAGAAAAAGATACGAACCGAAAAGGTTGAAAAGGATAGCGAATGGATGGAGCGTTTTCAGTTCATTGAGTTCTTCAAAACTGAATGCTATAAGGTATGCTCCAATGAGGAAGAACTTTGCGACATCGTTCTTGATATTTGCTACACCAAGGAAAAATCAAAGCAGTTTGCTTGGGATATTTGCGGAACTGTGATTTTGCAAAATCTCTTAAACCACAATGGTCACAGAATTCACTATCCTCAAATGGTTTCCGAGGGCGGCGAGTTTACATATTGCGGAAAGCAATTCATTATGTGCGAAAAAGAAGTGGAGGTGAAATCGGATGATTATTCTGAATGAAAGAGAATATGCTGAAAACTGCTTGCAGAATGGCATAGTAGATACAAAGCCGTTTGTCACCCTCTCCATTCTCGCAAAGTATTATTATCACGAGTGCGGTTATCGTAAAAAGAAAATTACGACATTGCTCCTTGAATATTTGTCAAAGCATTATCAGAGATATGAACTCAACGAATTTAGTTGGCAGACGAGCATTGAGAAAATCGCTGCCAACGCCGGAGCATACCAACTGTATCAAATCAACGGCGTAAAAATCACGAAGTCAGAGATGGAAACCATCACCAACTTACATAACAAGGTTTTAGAGCGTTTGATGTTTACTATGCTCTGCCTTGCCAAATTAAGTAACGAGAAGAACCCAAATAATAATGGCTGGGTAAATGCTGATGCAAAAGACATTTTTACCTATGCTCGTATCGGCTGCAAGTCTGATGAACGAGAAGTGAAAATCGGTAAGTTGTGGCAGATGGGTCTTTTAGAGTTCTCAAAGAGAAACGATAATCTAAACTGCCGTGTCACCTTTGTTGATAATGAGGGCGATGAGGAATTATTTGTTTCGGATTTCAGAGAACTCGGTTATGAGTACCAGAAATACAAGGGTGAAAATTTCATTCGCTGTGCGGAGTGTGGTATTTTAACTCGTGGCAATAAGAATGGCACGAAGAAGTATTGCAAGGATTGCAGCACTTATACTCCGCAGGAAACCAAAACAGTTATTTGTGTGGACTGCGGAGATGAATTTGAAGTTGGTTCTATGAATAACCGAAGCAAGAGATGTTCTGCTTGCCAGCACAAGAAACAGTTGGAATATCAAAGGAATTCTATGGCAAAATTGCGAAATGTGAAGTGAACAATTTTGAGATGAAATAAATAAAATTGCCAAAATGCACTACTAACATCTCAATAATTGAGGGTTTACAAGGGTTTTAAAGATAAGATAGAAAAACACGATTTTCGTATATTGAAGGGAAATATACCTTCACTCTCTCATTTCTTTATCTTTCTCTTTTCTTGATTGCACCGGTACGGCAATAGTTGTGCCGGTGTACCCCCTCTTTTGAGGAAACAAATTTATGCGGCTGACGAAAATCATCCTTCTACTTCTTAAAATTATCAAATAATGCAATCCGATTTCAGAACGCCTAACGGCAGTTGTGTTATCGGATTATACAAAAGTGATTTTCAATTTCCCGCAAAATGCTTACGGCTATGTTGTAACTTCCTTCTCACACAAAACTGATTTAAAAGAAAATAATAGAAGATTTTAGTTACAGCGATTTCCGTAAAAAGTCCAAACGGTGAAAGTCCGACAAGAGATAGAATCCACTTGGCAAATATCTGGTGCAGTAGACAAACTGGTTATAGTCACCAGCCTTTCACGCTGGAATTTGAGGGTTCGAGTCCCTCTTGCATCACCAATGAATTATAAAAAGGAGGTATTTAGGTATGCCATACATTTATAAAATCACTAACAAAATTAACGGAAAAGTTTACATAGGCAAAACTATGTTCAGCGTAGAAAAAAGATGGAAAGAACATAGTTTAGAGTTTTCAAAGGAAAGAAATGAAAAACGACCTTTATATTTAGCAATGAAAAAATATGGTATAGATAACTTTTGTATTGAACAAGTTGAGGAATGCGACGAAAGCATTTTGTCCGAAAGAGAAAAATATTGGATTGAATCTTATGGTTCTTACAAAAACGGATATAACGCTACGATTGGTGGAGACGGAAAACCATATATAGACAGAAAACTTGTCATAGATTTATATGAAAAGTATAAAAACATCAAAACCGTGTCGGAAATAATGAATGTAAACTATTTTAGTGTGATGAATATTTTGCACGAAAAAAATGTTGATGTTATACCTCATTATACAAATGGTGTTGCCGTCTTAATGATTGATAGATTAACGGACGAGCCATTAAAATCTTTTTCAAGTTACAAAGATGCCGCAATTTACTTAATTGACAATGGTTTAAGCAAATGCGGATTATCTGGGCTATCCAGCCATATTGCAGATGTATGTAAAGGAAAAAGAAAAACTGTTGCAAATTATAAATGGTGTGCGGTCAATTAAATTGACTGCTCACCAATAAATACTGCGGGATGGAGAAGTCGGTTATCTCGTCTGCCTCATAAGCAGAAGGTCGTGGGTTCAAGTCCCACTCCCGCAACCAAATAGATATTCTTGCGTAGTTCAGCCGGTAGAACACTTGACTGTTAATCAAGGAGTCGTAGGTTCGAGTCCTACCGCAAGAGCCAATATGCTGGTGTGGCGCAACTGGCAGCGCAACTGACTTGTAATCAGTAGGTTGCAGGTTCGATTCCTGTCACCAGCTCCATAATTCACAAGCCGAAAGGCTTAATATATAAAAACTAAAAGAAAAGGTGGTTTATCCATTTGAAAGAAATCAAAAAAGAGGCTGTCGAGTTGCTTGAAAAGAAGAAAATTATTCGCAATTCCGGCAGAGGTTATGTAGATAAGTTCGGCAATGTTGTCGGATTCTATCGTACAAGAAATAAGAGATACATCGAGGATAAATATGTAGACATCGCAAAGCGATTGAGCAAATAAATGTTTCCAAGAAAACTTTTTATAAAAAAGAATATGCAAAATCGGTGTGTTAATTTTTTTAACACGCCTATTTGTGCTTGCCTTACATATCAAACCTGAACAAACACAAAAAATCATTTAAGGATGGGTGACAATGACTGATTTGGAAGAAAAGATTCGAGAGTACGGTTTAACGCCGGAACAGTATGAATCGTGTTTGTCAGATGCTTACCAGAAAGCCAATCGAACCCTCGATATGGACTGGTCTGAAATCATAGATAAATATGGTCTCGATATTCACTTTGACACACTGCGAAAGGCGACCCAAACCATTTTTGGTGGTGCTTTTGTATCTGAATATTTCAAGTCGAAGAAAGCATCTTACAATGATGATACATACTTGGCAGAACTACGTGCCGAGAAACACGAAATCCGCAAGGAAAAACAAAAGTTGTTTGATGAGCGAACCGCTCTCACAAAACTTTTAAGAGAACAGGGCAGAATGGAATCTATGTTCGATATTGTTAAACGAGCAATAGAGGAATATAAGCCTGTTAATTTCAATTACACTCCGTCAATCGTGCCGGACAGCGACAATGATTTAATTATTCACTTGACCGACATTCACGGCGGTGTAAACATTGATTCTCCATTTAATGTTTTCAATATGGAAGTTTTAGAACAGAGATTGAAGAATTATTTGGATGAAATTGTTGATATTCAAAACACTTACAAGTCACAGAATGCTTATGTAATTATCGGCGGCGATTTAATTCAAGGTTTAATTCATACAAATGCAAGAATTGAAGCCAAAGAAAATATCGTTATGCAGATTATGGAGGTTACTGATTTAGTTAGCAACTTCATTTATGAATTACACAAGATTTTTCAAAATGTAGAAGTCCATACGACAGCAGGTAATCACTCTCGCTCAACAGCAAATAAAGAAGAAACTGTTCGTGGTGAGAATTTTGACTTACTTGTTCCTTTTGCCTGTAAAAAGGATTTGAAAAACATTGAGAATGTTAAATTCGTAGACAACTATTTGGACTGCGATATTGCCACATTCAAGGTAAGAGGACATATGGTTTATGCTACACACGGAGACAAAGATACGGCAAAGAATGTTGTCTATCATATGACACAGTTTGCAAGAAAGGCAAGATTGCCTCTGCCGGACTTGTGCTATTTAGGTCACAGACATACCAATGGTTTAACAACTGTTGATGATGTCAAGGTGATTGAGAGCGGCTGTGTTGATGGAATGGATTCTTTTGCAATCGAAAAGAGATTGGTTGGAACTCCCGAACAAACCGTTACTGTTGTAACCGCAAAGAAACGTATCAAGGCATTGTGTGACATTCAAATAGACTAAAATTGGAGATATGAGAAGAAATGAGCAGAACAGATATTATCAAAAAGTTGGCAGAGCGTATCTATGGTGATACATCGGAAGCCAACCTTCAGCAAGCCACTCAATTTTGTGATACGCTTGTCGATATTTTCACAGATGCACTAATTGAGGGCGACAAAATTATTTGGAAGGGATTTTTAAGTGCGGAAGTTGTTGAGAGAGGTCAGCGTTGTGGTAGACATCCTCAAACAAATGAAGTAGTTACTTTCCCGCCATCCAAATCTATTAAATGTAAAATGAGTCAAGCCATTAAAGATATGGTAAACGGAAAGTGAGGGTTCATATGGAAAGACGAAAATTTGATGATTTTGCCGAGTTAGGCAATCATATGTATGAACTCGCAAGCGAAGAATCACAGGTAGTGACAGCAGTGTTGCTATGCGAAGATGCCATTAAACTTATCAAGTGGCTTATGCTATATGATGACGTAACTGTCGGCAGTATCAGTATTGAAAATGAGGATTATCACGGATATGACAAGGAGTTTTATATTACCCTTGATACCGATTTAGTCCTTGATGTTGTACCTGCTTACCAGTTACAGACAGATAAGACCGCCGAGGGTTATTTGCCCCTTGAATCCGATGTTGTACTTTACGGCGGTGATGTGAGTTCAAAACTTGCACTTCAAAATACATACGGCAATAAATATGAAATCGTCATTGAGAATTATGATGACGAAGATGAATGTGGAGACTGCTGTGGAGATTGTTCAAATTGTCCTCACAGAGAGACTTCCGAGACCATTGCCGGTGCATTAGGTCTAATTGATTACATCTTTAATCATTTGGGCGATAATTAAAAATTCAGTAGAATGGACTGTTTTTCGGAGCAGTCCATTTTTAGTTGTAATTTCAAAAAGTAGTTGATACGGAGGTGGCAAATATGCCAAGCAAAGATAGTAAGTGTGTTTGCTGCTCCTGTGGAGAACCACTTGCTCTAACAAAATTCTATAAATCAAATAGTGTATTCTATGCCGATGGTCATTTACCAATCTGCAAGGAGTGTTTCAGTAGTAAATTCGGACATTTTGCAGCCGAATATCATAGCAATAAGATGGCTATGCAGAGAATGTGTATGACTTTTGATATTTATTTCAATGAAGTCGCATTCGATAGTTGCGACACGGATGACAGTACCGTATTAGGAAATTATTTTAGAAAATTGAATTTGTCGCAGCATAAGGGAAAAACCTTTGAAGATTCAATTAAAGAGGGTTTTGATTTATCAGGAGATAGAAAACCCGTAAAGGAAACACAGGAAGTCGTTAATGTTGATAGCGACGATGAGGAAAATGAAAACGCAGATATGATTGACCCCGCTGATATTGAAAAATGGGGTGCTGGTCTTGAACCAACAGATTATACTATTTTGAATAGCCACTATCGCTTGCTTTCAAGTTCAAATCCGCAATGCGATGGTAATGCTGAAATATTCATCATTGACCTTTGTTACACAAAGATGCAACAGATGAAGGCGGTTCGTGAGAGCCGTGTGGACGATTACAAAAAACTCACGGAATCATATATTAAATCTTTCACACAAGCAGGTCTTAAAACTGTCAAAGACACAAATGCTATGGAAGATTTCACGATTGGTGTTAATGCGGAAACTATCGAGAAATATACTCCTGCGGAGTATTACAAAAACAGAAGCCTTTACAAAGACCACGACAATATTGGTGACTATATTGAAAGGTTCTTGTTGAGACCTTTGAGAAATCTTATGCGAGGAACGAAAGACAGAGATGCAGAGTTCTTCGTAAAAGACGAGGAAGAAAACGATGGCTTCACAGACGACGAGTAATACTGCTCATAAATACTATAAAAATCGCAATGCCGACGATAGGCAGAGTGAATTATATAAAAAGTTTCCCGCTACCTCTTTTTTAGGTACACCGCAAAATGTAGACCACTTTATTCAATGGGTAACTTTCTTCCGAAGAAATTTACATAGGTTTGCAACAGATTATCTTGGAATAACTCTGCACTGGTATCAGACAATTATGCTATACCTAATGGGAATTAACCAATTTATCGTTGTTATCGCAAGCCGTGCTTCTGCAAAATCATTTATTATTGCTTTGTATGCGTGTTGCAGATGCATCTTATATCCAAACTCCTTAATCGTGCTTTCGAGTGCGACCAAGGGACAATCGAAATTGCTTGTTTCTGAAAAAATTCAGAAAGAATTGATGAACCTCTCTCCTACTTTGAGAAAAGAAATTCGCAAAGTAAAGGACAACCAAAATGAGGTTATCGTGTATTTTAGAAATCACAGCACAATCACGGTTGTTCCTGCCAGCGAAAACGGACGTGGTTATCGTTCAAATGTTATCGTAAGAGAAGAATTTAGACAGATTAAGAAATCTGTCGATGACAGCATCCTCTCTCCTTTCCAGATTATTAGACAGACACCTTATATGAAAGATGACTACTATGCTAATATCCCGGAACTGGAGGAAGAAACGGTTGACATCTACATTTCTTCAAGTTGGCTTGATAACGGACATTGGATGTGGGACATTGTTGACCAAGCATATGATGAAATGCTAAAAGGTCAAGCCTCTTGTTTGCTTGCGTTTGATGAATCTATTGCTATTAAACACAAGATTAAAACAATGAGATACTTCCAGACCGAAAAGAAGAAACAAGACCCATTAACTTGGAGAATAGAGTTTCTTAATGAGCGTGTTCGAGAAAATGAACACGCCTTTTTCACATATAGTATGCTTCAACAAAACCAGAAAGCAAAACGAGCATTCTACCCAAGAACACTCATTGATTTCAAAATGGGTAAGAAAAATCCTTACGACATTCCAAAACAGCAGAATGAGGTAAGAATCGTTTCTTGCGATATGGCTTTTATTGAAAATAAGAAAAACGACAACTCTATATATTCGTGTATCAGATTGTTACCGGAGTGTACTACTTATAGCAGAGAGACCTCCGAGGACATTAAGATTGACAACGGATATAGAAGAATTGTGTCTTATATGGAGTCTGTTCAAGGTGGAGACATCACAAAACAGGCTATGCGTATTAGGCAATTATTTGAGGACTTCGGTGCAGACTACATCGTTCTTGATACTCGAAACGCTGGTATCGCAATTTATGACTTGCTTGCCAACGTTATGTATGACGAGACGAGAGGAATTGAATATGTTCCCTTGACTTGTATGAACGATGAAGCGATTGCAAACAGAATTAGAATCGAGGGTGCTACTCCCTGTATCTATACAATTAACGCTGTTCAAAAACTTAACAGTGATATTGCATTGGATTTCAGACGAGTGCTGGAAGGAAAGAAAATTGATTTGCTTGTATCGTTTGAACAAGCAAGAGAAGAAATTTTGCCAAACATCAAAGAGTATATTTCTACTCCTGATGCTGACACCCAGATTTTCTATGAAGCACCATTCCTTGAAACACAGGCATTGATAAGTGAAACCACTTCATTGCTTTATGAGAAGAAACCGCAAACCGGTGCTATCGTTATTTCGGAGCAAGGCACAAACCGAAAGGATAGATATACTTCTATCTCCTACGGCTCTTGGTTCGCTTCTCAATTAGAAAAAGATTTAATATCTTCAAGTGAAGATTATGAATATGGAACATTCATCAATTAGGAAGGAGGGTTAGATATGCCTGAAAACAAAAATAATTCCAAGAAAAATAACGGCTATAAACATCAGCCGAAAAAGACTTATGAACATAACAGTAGGCAGTCTACTCAAACTCCTGTTAATGAGTTTTCGTCTATTGGAAGTCAACAGGCTTATTCCAATTATTATTTTGGACTAAACATTTTTGACTTATATTCAAGAGAGCAACTTGCGGGACTGGTAAAAGACCCGATGGGTAATAACAAGTTATTGAGAGAATTATCTAATATCTTGTATAGCACAAATGGTACTTTTACAAACACAGTTGACTATATGACTGCTATGCCTACTCTTGACAAGGTTATCGTTCCCCACGGAAAGAATATTTCAAAACGTAAGAGGAACAAAGAGTTGATGGAATCTACTTTGAGAACCATCAAGGACAAAGAAATTGTTCGTGATGCACTTTATAGAGGAATGATTGAGGGTATTGCCTTTTATTACTTTGAAACAACCGGCAGACCCCCTATGCTCCAAAAATTGCTCACCGACTTCGATATTCACAGTATTGCTGAAATCAACGAATTTGGTATCAATGCAAGCATCATCTCCTTACCTGCCGACTATACGGAAATCGTAGGTATTAAGAATAACTCCTATGTTATTGCTTTCAATCTTGAATACTTTGAGATTGCAGGTGGAGAAACACCCGAACAAAAATTGAAAAAGTTCCCCAAGGAAATCAGAGATGCCTATAACTCTCGACACAATGAAAATGGATTTGTCGGCGGTAATTGGGTTGTTCTTGATAATAAGAAAACCATCGTACACAAAATTCGTTCAAAGAGAGAGGAAAAATACGGCAGACCAATGGTTCTTGCCGCAATCAGCGACATCTTATATGATGATTACTTCACTTCTACCAAGCGAAATATTTTAGGTGAGATTAACAACAAGGTTGTTTATCAAACACTTCCTGAAGGACGAGACAAAGGCACTTGTGCCTTGACAAAGAAACAGCAAGAGGAACAGCACAACACG